CGTATCCACAGAGGATACTCATGCTATGATTCGTGAAGGGAAGATGAACCGCTCGAAGTATTTCTTCAGCGATCCTAGCGTGATTATTGCTCCTCCTGAGAAGGAGATGAAGTTGCCGACCGAAGATGTATGCTTTGTTGTTCAGGATGAGCAACTGCGACGCATCATGAAGTCTTCTGGCATCCTGGGTCTACCTGATCTTTCTGTTGTTGGTGAAGCAGGTGTAGTCAAACTCGTGGTTTCTGACCGCAAGAACGATACATCCAATGATTTTCAGATCGTTGTTGGAGAAACAGCGGCAGAGTTCTGCTTCAACTTCAAAATTGAAAACATTAAACTTGTCCCTGGAAGTTATGAAGTTGTCATCTCACGAAAGAATTTGGCACGGTTTGTCAACAATGCCCTCAATCTTACGTACTTCATCGCCCTGGAACCCGACTCCAAATACAATGATTGATAACGAATCTAAACAGGACAAATGGAACCGAGGACTTGACCTCTTTATTGAGTCAGTCCTTAAACCTGATACCAAACTCCGTCAGTGTGCTCACAATCAAAAGTGCTACCACGAACTGATGGATGTTCGTAACGACGTTCTGAATTACCTTAAAACCAAGCGTTGGTGACATGGCAGATTGGAAAGTTGCGACCAATAAAGCAATAGCACATAACCTACTGAACAGTGTCGCAAGTCTACTAGATGGAAGATGGTACACAGTCTCAACCCTTGACCACACCGGAAAACGAACCACAAAGCACGTCATCGAATTCGACACTCCCGACGAATCCGATAGTGCCAACCCTGATGTTTCTGGGAGTGATCCTAGCAACGCTTAGTGTTATTGTAGCGGGATACTTTCATGGTCACATGAGTATCCAAGCAGTTTACAAATCACTTACTAACTTTACATAATGAATGATGATTTCCTTTGGGTCGAAAAGTATCGACCCAAAACTATTGATGAGTGTATCCTTCCTAGTCATATCAAGGAAACACTAAAGGGATTTGTAAAGAAAGGAGAACTGCCTAACCTTCTCCTTTCTGGTCCTCCTGGTATTGGTAAGACCACTGTTGCCAAGGCATTGTGTAATGAGATTGGAGCAGATTTTTATGTCATCAATGGATCCGATGAAGGACGATTCCTGGACACGGTACGAAACCAGGCAAAATCTTTTGCTTCGACCTCATCGCTTTTCGCAGATGCTAAGCACAAGGTCATCATTATTGATGAGGCTGATAACACAACCCATGATGTTCAACTCCTTCTACGGGCGAACATTGAGGCGTTTTATAACAACTGTCGATTCATCTTCACTTGTAACTACAAGAACAAGATCATCGAACCACTACACAGCAGATGTAGTGTCGTTGACTTCGCCCTCACGGGTAAGGAGAAGCAAGGTATCGCTGCTGAGTTCTTCAAGAGACTCAATCAGATCCTTGCTGCTGAGAATGTGGAGGCAGATAAGAAGGTTGTTGCGACGGTTATTCAGAAGCATCTTCCCGACTGGCGGAGAGTTCTAAATGAGTGTCAACGATATGCGGCGAACGGTTCTATTGACACGGGTATTGTTTCAACATTTGCGAATAGCAATGTTCAAGACCTGGTGGGTTACCTCGCCCGAAAAGAATTTCCCAATGTGAGAAAGTGGATTGTTCAGAACATGGACAATGACACCAACACAATTCTCCGCAATGTGTATGATGCGATGTATGAATCGCTGAAACCACAAAGTATTCCTGAAGCAGTGCTAGTGATCGCAAAGTATCAGTATCAATCTGCTTTTGTTGCTGACCAGGAAATCAATATGTTGGCAGCGTTGACCGAAATTATGGTACAGTGTGAATTCAAATGACCCGAGAAATTACTGATGGTGTGGTGATGCGACCTTTTGGTCCCACCATGTATAAAAATAAAATCACTGAAGAGTCTCGTTTAGAGATCATGGCATGTGCCAACAACAGTGAGGAATATATTCCACAACTTCTCGCAGGTAATATCGAACGAGAAGTCAGCACAGAGTTTAGTCAAGAGTTCTATGATGAACTTCGTGCTCACTTGGATGACTATCTTGACCAGTGTACAAAGGTTGGGTCTTATAAACCACCACCGTACATGCTGATGAACGCTCGCATTGAGCGACCATGGGTGAATGTTCAGAAGAAGGGTGAATGGAATCCTCCACACATCCATGGTGGTGACTTTTCCTGTGTCATCTACGGTTCTGTTCCAGAAGAACTGAAGGATGAATGGAAGCACCCATCCCAGCAAGGTCGCAACCCTACTGGTGGTATGATCGAATGGCAGTACGGTCAGTGGGCACCACACAATATGATCTCACTGGGTCCTGTCCCACCTGAGGAAGGTGATATCTTTATCTTCCCTGCCTGGCTCCTACATTATGTTTACCCGTTCAATGCTGACGTTGAGCGTGTAAGTTGTTCTACTAACTTCTTCTTGACTTATGAGTCGCTCGCTGAAAACTCCGCTGCGGTATCCGGGGGGCAAGAGTAGAGCAATCAATAAGATTGCCCCATTCTTCCCCAAAGACTTTAAAGAGTATCGTGAACCCTTCCTAGGAGGCGGTTCTATGGCGCTGTACGTGACGCAAACCCGTCCTGACGTAGAAGTCTGGGTCAATGACTTCTACGAACCCCTGGTGACCTTCTGGCAGCAACTACAGGATCACGGCAATGAAATTAAGGACCAACTCCTCCAACTTAAACAAAGGCACCCTGACCCCGCTTCGGCGAAACATCTTTTCCTTGAAGCTAAAGAGTATCTGTGCCAAGACCCCCGACGGTGTGATGCTAAGGCTCGTGCTGTCAGTTTCTATATTGTTAACAAGTGCTCTTTTTCTGGTCTCTCTGAGTCCTCATCCTTTAGCAGGCAGGCGTCAGATTCCAACTTCTCATTACGAGGGATCGAGAAACTTCCTTACTACTCCATGATCATCAAGGATTGGAGAATCACTAACTTCAGTTATGAAAAACTACTTACTGATGACAAAAACGTCCTCACCTACCTTGACCCACCCTACGATATACGAAGCAATCTTTATGGAAGGAAAGGGAGTATGCATAACCGATTCAACCACGACGATTTTGCTGCCGATTGTGATCGGTTTATTGGTCCTCAACTCGTATCTTACAATTCGTCTCAACTGGTCAAGGAAAGATTCGAAGGGTGGAAAGTAAGCGAGTTTGATCATACATACACCATGAGATCTACTGGATCTTATAGTAAGGATCAGCAAGAAAGAAAGGAACTGCTGCTGTTTAACTACGAGCAAACTCCTAAAATCAAACTAAAGTTTGAGGGTTGTTACAACTACAACAGATTGAAGAAAGAAGGACTGATTGATGCCTGAACTTAAGGACTGGTTGAATAGTATCAACCAATCTAAGGTCAATATTATTGACGAGATGCCGGATGTCGAGTCCAAATATCTTCCGTATATTGTTAACAGATGCTTGTCTGGTCACCTGGACGCTGTGATGTATGCGAACGAGATGAATATTAACAATCATCTTGACAAGAAGTTACAGTATGACTTTTTACTAAATACTCTGAGATCAAAGAAAAGATTCTCTCCCTGGATTAGAAAGGAAGAGATGGAGAACCTTGAACTAGTCAAAAAATACTATAGTTATAGTAATGAAAAGGCGAAGCAAGTTCTTTCTATTCTGACTGAAGATCAAATTACATACATCAGAAAGAGACTTGACACTGGAGGAACCAGATGAGCGTGATCCAGGAACCAGAATATAACTGGTCACCTGACAAGATGATTGAGGTATCCCTAGCGGAACCAGACGATTTTCTAAAGGTCAGAGAAACACTTACACGTATTGGCGTAGCGAGTAGGAAAGAGAAAAAACTCTATCAATCCTGCCACATCCTACACAAGCAGGGCAAGTATTACATCGTTCACTTTAAGGAACTGTTCGCTCTTGACGGCAAGCGAGCAAACCTAAGCATGAACGACATCCAACGTCGCAACCGTATTGTTCAGTTGCTAGCAGATTGGGGACTGGTTGGCGTGGTAACACCAGAACTTGTCACAGATATTGCCCCACTAAACCAGATCAAGGTCATCGCTTACCGTGAAAAAGGTGAGTGGATCCTAGAGACTAAGTATAATATCGGCAAAAAACGGACCCCAGAAGGGTAAACCGTAATAATCACGGGGGTTTTCACGACCCCCTTTTTCATGTCTTGTGTTATAATTAGTAGTGTCGCCCGAACAGGGGACATCCACGATGCTCATTAGAGGTCATGTTTAACACATCAACAAATACCGTCACGCTTAGCGTAGGTGACACTGCCGATTACTTGGAATCTATCAAACACCAACCAAGTTACCCACCTTACAACCTTGTCAAATATGGACAGGTTTACAAGATGGAGATGGCACTAGCAGGATATCCTGAACAATTCTTGAAGGTGTATGAGAAGGAGCACAACCTTTTTATCGAACACCCAGGAAAAACTTTTTTCCAGGATCCTAACCAACCAGCACCACAATACGTCCATAAAGGTATCTCTGGACGACAATTCAAGCGTTCTTGGAAAATGCCTGAGGATTGGGTGATTAAGTCTGCTACCATGAAAGATGGTATCCTGACAATTACATTTGATGAAGTAGTTCCTGAGGAGAAGAAACCGAAGTACTTCATCGGAGGCGAATAAATATAGAAAAATGATAGTGATCTGTGTATAGTCGTGTTCTAAGACATATTTCAGCGTCAGATCTTAGAGAGTCCCTGACGCTGAAGTTTCGCGACAAACTGAATACCGTCTTCTGGAAAGACAACTCACTGCGCGGGGAAGTGCGTGAGGCGTTGATGAAGTTCGGCAAGGCGTTCGCTGAGTACGTTGATCTCCCTGAAGCAGCCATCAAGGACATCCTCATGCTCGGCGGCAACGCTGGATATAATTACACAAAGCACTCGGACATTGATGTCCACCTGGTAGTAGACCCAAAATATGTCCCTGACTGCGATCCAGAGTTGATCGATGATTACTACAGCGATAAGAAAATGCTGTGGTTGCTCACACATGATGTAAAAGTATATGGTGCTGAGGTAGAACCATACGTTGAGCAACCTGGTAAGAAGCGTAGGAAGAGTCAGGGCGTCTACAGCGTTCTTAAAAAGAAGTGGATCCAAGAACCAAAGCAGATTTCTGAGGATCCAGACGAATCTGAAATTGCGAAGAAAGCAAATAACTACAAGCGTAAGATCGAGACCCTAATCAGAGGAGACAATGCTTCTGGTATGAAAGCGGTACTCAAGAAACTCAATGCTATCCGTAACGAATCGCTGGATAAGTATGGTGAGTATGGGTTTGATAACATGGTCTATAAAGAACTGCGTAACAGTGGGCACATTGACAAGGTACGCAAGGCTCTGGTAGAATTGAAGTCCAAGAGCCTGTCCCTATGATCGTTAAACTTGTTGTTCTGACTACCGGACCTTGTTTGGTAAGTCAGATTGAAGAGGTCGGTGCTGATATCGGTGAACCAGACTGTAAACTGGTCAAACCAATGCTTGTCGGTGAGAACAATACACTTTCACCATGGTTGATGGATCTGACCCAGGAAACAGAGGTCATGATTTCTTCTGACAAAATTCTAACTCTTTGCGAACCTATCGCTACTCTTAAGGAAAAGTACATCGAACTGACTAAGTAATGCGTTATTATACTAACGTTCAAATGGTCGGGAACGATTTCCTCGTTCGCGGTTATGAGAACGGTGAGTCCTTCACTTCGCGTGAATCATTTCAACCAACGCTATTTGTTCCAAGCAAGAAAAAGACAAAG